TGGCTCGCAACCAGGTGCGAGCCACGCCCACTCTAACGAGCGGGCGCCCACCTTAGCTTGATGCGACGTGCTAAGGGACGTCCAGAACGTTCTAAGTGCTCGCTGGTGTCTGGCAAAACACCAGGCTCACGAAGCGTGAGCTGAGTCAAGCACTTTAGAAGGGCGCCATACTCATCCAAAGAATCCTTTGGAGAGCGAGAAACTTCAACATACCCCTTAACGAAAGGAGCGTGAAGATTCTCGTCCAGTTTAACCTCTTGAGGATTCAACCCCAAGAAACTGAACCGCCCAATGACTGGTGATCTTTCTCCGACGGTGGGGAAGGGGATCATGGATCCCAACCAATCGTCGAGAAAGGCAGCACTTCTCCACATCCCAGCTTTATAAAGCTGGTTACGTGTCGAAGTGGTACCAATGATACCAGTCACGTCCTGCCGTGATGTAGGGAGCATATGACGTAGACGTGTAATTGTAACGTCATGACCGTCATAATACTCCTTACCGCAAGACTCCCGGAATTTGCCAGCCCAGAAGCTCTTGCTCAGATTCACTCGAAACCCAAAAGTTTCGAGCATCTGAACCACGGTAGACACGTAGTCTACGGGGATAATAATATCATCTCCGTAGACGCGCACCGAACCAGCAAAGGATTGGATATCCTTCCTGGTTATCGGTCGGGCGAGCGCCTCTTCAATCCCAAGGAAAATAACCGTCAAGAAGACGATACTTTCCATCGGGAAACAGAGGGCCGATCCCATAGACGCGAACTTGGCAAGACGAATCGTCTTGCCTCGTACATCAGCCTTCCGTGACCTGCAGGAGTCTACTCCAGCCAAAAGGTTGGGGAAGTTCTCCATAAGGATACGTACATGCTGATTCGAGACACGATCAGATGCTTCGCTCAAATCGAGCGTAGCAAGGTCCTTTTCACGGGAACCTTGGAGTGCCATTCGCTGATTAGGCGATTGACTCTGCCAACTGATGAACTTCCCAGGGCCGTTAGTCCTGAAAAGTTCTCGCTCAAAGCTACCGAGGATACCCTGCTGTACGAACATCATACAAGCAGGCTCGATGGCAATGATGCGAGGTGTCTTGAGCGTTTTAGGTACAGTAATGACCCTAACGGGTCGTTCCTGACCGGGGTCGAGAATACGCACTCCTGCGGTAGCCTGAATAGATTCCAGGCTACCACTCGCCGTGAGGTATTCCCAGTGCGGGAAGTTAACCTCCAGGCGATGGGTCCATTCTTGCATGATCCACTTAGCATTGCTGCTAAGGTGTTCAGCAGTAGACCCAGGTCCATGCCTTGGCACGATACGACCATAGAAGATATCCTCATCTATGGCTTGAAAAGTATCGCTCCAGAGCATGGCACCGATTCGTTTGTACCGGGGAATCATAGATATGAATCCCCTGGACGAATCAGTGGTGCGTACATCTTGCTCGCATTGAAGGTATCTATCGATCGCCAAATCGACTCTCCTGCGGGTGCAGTCGAGCGAAATCTTCGCACACATCAGAGTAATCTGACGTATCGCGAAGATGGCTTCGATAGATGGCTCTTCAAGAAGCCGACCTTCCGTCCGCGCGAAAATGAGCTCGAGGAAACCTCCGAATAAAC